ACGGTGCAAATTTAAATAACGCAAACGTAGGTGGTATGCCTACAACACATCCAACAGGTATTGGATCAACTTCAAGTCTTAAAATTAAAAACTTTGACGATTATCAAAATAATTTTGAGGATGCTGTTACATATAGGTTAGCTGCAAGAAACCCAGGCAGTTTTGCGAATGGAATGAAAGTCGCATATATCGATGGTGCTGCAGATCAAATTATTAATGTAACTCCACATGCTGCTGGAAATATTACAGTTGGTGCTGCGGTAACTCAAGCAATTAGTGGAACACTCGTTGGGCCTGGCACAACATCAACAGTTGATGGATATCTACAGGGTATTGTCACTGGTGTTGGTGCAAGTACAATTGATGTTAAGGTTGCAAATCGTGTTTCTGCTGCTGGAACAATCTTCCCTGCAAAATATACAGAAAACGGATTACTTCAGTTTAGAGTTGGTTCTGCAACCAGTGAGGGTGTTGCTGCTCATGCTGTAGTTGGTGCAAACGGTTTAAGTGTTTCAAACACATCTTCAACAATCGCCGCCCCTGCAACAGGACTTACAACAGTCTTTACTTCATATGCAGTTAATGACTGGTATGATAATCAGTTTATTCAACTTTCAAACGGGGCTTTACAGTGGAAAGAGATTGCTGAAAAACCAGGCACAAGTGGATATGCTGAGGCAAGAAACAGTAAAAACGATGAACTTCACATTGTAATCGTTGATGATAGTGGTAAGATCACTGGAACAACAGGTGCAATTCTTGAGAAGTTTGCATTCTTATCAAAGGCAGATGACGCAGTTAACTCATTTGGATCAAGAATATTCTATAAGGATGTTATTAAGGAACAATCAAATAACATTTTTGTAGGTATTTCAACAGGAAACGGATCAATCGCATCTGGTATTCAAACTGCATTTAGTCCAACATCAACAGACAACACTTGGGGTCAAGACGCTGAAGGTGTTCAGTTTAACTTTGTTGGTAACACACTCTATGAATTACAAGGTGGTAAAGATTACTCTGGTGTAAGTACAGAAGGTGGTTATTCTTGTTCTCTTGGAAACATAATCGGTGGTTATGAAATTTTCGAGAATGAGGCAGAATACTCTGTTAACTTCTTACTTCAAGGCCCTGGCATTGTAGGTAATCAAGCAGAATCACAAGCAAAAGCAAATAAATTGATTGCAATTGCAGAACAAAGAAAGGATTGTCTTGCAGTTATCTCTCCAAATAGAGAAACAACTGTAAACGTTACAAGTGCAAAAACACAAACAGATAACGTAGTTCAGTTCTACGATCCAATCACATCATCATCATTTGCTGTATTTGACTCAGGTTACAAGTATCAGTTTGATAGATTCAACAATAAATTCCAATTCTTACCACTCAACGGCGACATTGCTGGATTAATGGCAAGAACATCTGAGGAACAGTTCCCTTGGTTCTCACCCGCTGGCCCTCAAAGAGGAAATATACTTAACACAGTTAAATTAGCATATAACCCAAATAAAGTACAGAGAGATACTTTATACACCAAGAGAATTAACCCAGTGATCTTCTCACCTGGCGGTGGATTCCTCTTATTTGGTGATAAGACTGGATTAGCAATTGCATCTGCGTTCGATAGAATCAACGTTCGTCGTTTATTCTTAAACTTAGAAGCAAGAATTGAAATTGCTGCAAGAACTCAACTCTTTGAGTTTAACGATGAAATTACGAGAGCAAACTTCCGTAATATCGTTGAACCATTCCTTCGTGGAGTTCAAGCGAAGAGAGGTATTACAGACTTCTTAGTTATTTGCGATGAGACAAATAACACACCTGATGTTATTGATGCGAATGAATTCAAGGCAGATATCTTTATCAAGCCTGCTCGTTCTATTAACTTCATCGGTCTTACATTCGTTGCGACTAGAACAGGAGTTAGCTTCTCTGAAGTCGCTGGTCGAGTTTAATTTAATCCCACTAAATAACCAAAGGAGTTAAAAAAAGAAAATGGCAACGTTTAATCAAAGAAACATAACAGAGTTTCGATCTAGATTATCTGGTGGTGGTGCAAGAGCCAATTTATTTGAAGTTGAGATTGCTTTTCCCGAAGAGTTAGGAATAAATTTAACAGATGTATCTGACAAAATTCCGTTCCTAGTTAAGGCAGCTGAAATACCAGCGTCAAACTTGGGTAATATTCCTGTTCCATATAGAGGTCGTGTTCTTCCTGTTGCTGGAGACCGCACCTTTGATCCTTGGACAGTGACTATAATCAACGATACTGATTTTGTAATTAGAGATGCGATGGAGAAATGGAGTAATTCAATTAATGATTTACAAACAGCTCAAGGTTCAATCAACCCAGAAGTTTATCAAAGAACAGCTCAAGTAAAACAGTTAAGTAGAGAGGGATCTGCTCCTGGCGATCCAGAAAAAGTTCTTAGAATATACAACTTTGTTGGAATTTATCCAAACACTGTTAGTTCTATTCCTCTTGATTTTGGTGCAACAGACCAAATTGAAGAGTTCCAAGTTACATTCAACTACCTATTTTACGAAGTAGCATCTGGATTAGGCAACTTATAGGTTGATAATAATCGCAGTTTAGGATATAATATAAATACCACTATAGGTATCGAAGTTATACTATGGCACAACTTTTTGGTTTCTCGATTGATGATTCATATAAGAAACCGTCAGAAACAGTAGTCTCACCTGTCCCCAAAAGTAATGAGGACGGTGCTGACTACTATTTGGCGTCAGGATTTTATGGTCAATATTTAGATGTAGAGGGCGTATTTAAAACAGAATATGATTTAATTCGTAGATATCGTGAGATGGCACTTCATCCCGAAGTTGATTCTGCGATAGAGGATATTATCATTGAAGCGATAGTTGCAGATCAAAATGATTCGCCAATTGAAATTGATCTTGAAAATTTAAATGTAGGGTCTCAAATTAAAGATATAATTCGTGGAGAGTTTCAATATATCAAAGAAATGCTGGATTTTGATAAGAAGGCACATGAAATATTTCGTAACTGGTATGTAGATGGAAGAATATATTATCACAAAGTTATAGATTTAGAAAAACCAGAGGAAGGAATTAAGGAACTTAGATATATTGATGCGTTAAAAATTAAATATGTGAGAGAACAAAATAAGAAGGGTGGTGCAAATGCAATACAATATACAAATAATAATAGACCAGGCGGCAGTGATAATCCACTTGATGCAGAATTTCCTGGCTTAACCGAATACTTCATATATACTCCTAACTCTTATCAGAAAAATCAATACGGATCTGTTGCCGTCACAGGTCAACAAAAAGATGCAGTTAAGTTTGCTAAAGATGCAATCGCATACTGCACATCAGGTTTAGTTGATCGTAATAAACATACTGTTCTTTCATATTTACAAAAAGCAATTAAGGCACTTAATCAATTAAGAATGATTGAGGATAGTCTTGTAATTTATAGATTATCAAGAGCTCCAGAGAGAAGAATATTTTATATTGACGTAGGTAATTTACCAAAGGCAAAAGCAGAACAATATCTTCGTGAAGTTATGTCGAGGTATCGTAATAAGTTAACCTATGATGCTAACACAGGTGAGATTCGTGATGATAAAAAATATATGTCAATGATGGAAGATTTCTGGTTGCCTCGTCGTGAAGGTGGTCGTGGAACTGAGATATCTACATTACCTGGCGGACAAAATTTAGGAGAACTTACAGACGTAGAGTATTTTCAAAAGAAACTTTTCCGTTCTTTGAATGTTCCTGAGTCTCGCATGGCTGATAATGCAAGTTTTAGTTTAGGTCGTTCATCAGAAGTATTAAGAGATGAACTCAAATTCAGTAAGTTTGTTGGAAGAATGAGAAAAAGATTTAGTAATCTCTTCCATGATATATTAAAGACTCAACTTATTCTTAAGAATGTAGTAACCCCAGAAGAATGGGAACAGATGAGTGATCACATTCAGTATGATTTCTTATATGATAATCATTTTGCTGAACTTAAAGATGCAGAATTAATGCAAGAAAGACTTGGACTTGTTGCTACTGCTGATCCTTATATTGGTAGATACTACTCTGTTAATTATATTCGTCGTAAGATTTTAAGACAAACTGATCAAGAAATTACAGAGGAAGATGCAATTATGGAAGCAGAAAGGGAGGATGGAACTATTCCACCAACTGAACAAGAAATAATGGCAGCTCAGGCAATTATGGGACAAGATCAACAAACTAATAAACAAAATTTAGGAAAAACACAGACAGAGGGTGATAAAGAAAGTATCAATACAAGTAAAACAGAGGATCCAGATTCACCAGGCACGCCAGATCTTAAAGGTGGCGAGATATAAATAAAACATAGGTATAGGATTTTTATCTCATGGATGAATTAATGAACTTGATGATTGCGGATGAATCTCCATCTGAAATTAGTGATTCAATAAAAACTGCTTTGTTTGCAAAGGCTGGTTCAAGAGTAGATGCTCTTAAACCTGCTGTTGCTAATGCAATGTTGGGTTATGAACTTGAATCTGAAGAAGATGTAGAACCAGAATCAGAACCAGTTGGTGAACTTGATAATGCTGAAGAAGAAACCGAAGAGGAAGAGTAATGGCACATCAACCTGTTGGCGCTGGATTTAGTTTTGCTACAAGTAATTCAAGTGCAGGCCAAGCATTTACAGTTCAATCAGATACTCTGCGAGTTGTTGCAAAAAATGCTGGACAACATGTAGCGATAGGTACAACTGGGCCTGCAACAACAGCTGACTACTACGTTCCAGCTGGAGGATCTGCAACTTTAAACTTAGGAAGAGTTAGTTCAATTCCAATTGAAGGAATTGAAAAAGGAGCTGCGACAGTTATTACACTCGCAGAAGGAATGGGAAATCCATTCAAAGTTAATGATGTGGTTGTAATATCTGGTATTACTGGTGTAACTGGATTCAACACAACTGCAAAAATTGTTTCTGTGCAAGAGGCAAGAACAATTGGGTTCGCACAGTTTGGTGCTAAATTAACAGTTGATCACGACAGTCGTGCTCTTAATTCTGATAATGCAGTCACAACTGCTGCTGCAGCAAGAAGAGAACTCACAGTTTCAGCAGTGACTGATCATACAACAGCTGGTCAATTATTTGCACAACAAGTTCAAATATCAGGAGCTCAATAATGAAACTTATTAGAGAAGAAATAGAACAGGTTGAAGTTATTGTTGAAAGTCGCAACGGTAAGAAAAATCTGTATATTGAAGGAGTGTTCCTTCAAAGTGAAATGAAGAATCGTAATGGCAGAATGTATCCAAAACAAACGCTGATGCGTGAAGTTAACCGATACAATGAAAACTTTGTTCAGAAAGGTAGAGCTCTTGGGGAGTTGGGTCATCCCGACGGCCCGACTGTCAATCTTGACAGAGTATCTCATAAGATTGTTTCTCTCAAAGAAGATGGAAATAATTTCATAGGAAAAGCAAAGATTCTTAGCACTCCAATGGGTAAGATCGCATCTGATTTATTAGGTGAGGGTGTTAAACTTGGTGTTTCATCAAGAGGTGTGGGATCTTTAAGTAAGACAAACGAAGGATACAGTGTGGTGGGAGAAGATTTTACTCTTGCAACTGCTGCTGATATCGTTGCAGATCCTTCTGCTCCAGATGCATTTGTAGATGGAATTATGGAAGGAAAAGAGTGGGT